ATTAGCATTTCCCTGCTGGCTTATTGTTCTTTGAAACTGTTTTACCAGTTCGGCTCCACCGGGAAGAGCGTCAGCATTCTTTTCCAGATAGTCCAGCAACTCTTGTCGGCTAGGAGTTTTCTCCGCACCATTTGAATTGTCTGAGAGTCCGTTGCCGGGATCAGATGTATTCGATGCGTTACCATTGCCGGGGGAAGTGCCATTCCCCTTTTCCGCCACTACGGAGTCAATAGCTTCTTTGTTCATGGCAGATTGAAGCTGCTCAAGCTCATCAGAAGCACTGGACGTATTGGCAGACGTAATTTCAGTCATTTTCTATTCTCCTTGAGGGCTACTTTATGCTGGGCAAGTCAGACACACGTTTAACTTCGTCTACAGATTTGCCGTCTTTATTTTCTGTTCCTACGACAAAGTTATATTTGTCTTCCTCTCTTTTTTCTTCTTCTCTACGATGATCATCTAAGCTACGTCCCGAAAGCCGATCTATGGGCTTAATGCTTTCGGGTGCCTTGTCATCGTAATTTCTTGCTCCACGAACCTTATCACCCGCTTCAATAACATTAAGAGCCTTCATAACTTGCTCCTTATGCCTACGACCATGAATGTCCATATCTAAGGATTCATCGTAGTAGGACTCAAAGGGCTGAAAGCCTTTAATAGCAGTTACGGGAAACTGCAAAGCGGCATCGCCACCACATTGGCATTTGATAGTTTTCTTTTTGTCTTCAAGCGAAACAACGATTTCTTTGGTCGTATTGCACGTTTCGCATGTATAATCATATAAGGGCATTGGATTATCCTATAGGAAGAACCAAGGCACTCATGTCGTTGTCAGCAGATTGCTGCGGCGAAGGTCCACCACCGAATCCCGCACGCTCTGCTGCTTTATCCCCACCGGGAAGGATACCCGTCTTTTCCATTTTCTGCAAAAGGCGAGGCATCACCTGTAGTTCTTCCATCGTAAACTCATTAAGCAAATCAGCAGGAATGCCAAAATTCTTTGTGATCTTTGCCTGTGCTGCATCCTTCGCTGCTCTGGACTGATCGGCAGTATCCATTCCCTGTGGTTTAGGAGTGCCAGCAGGAGCCTGTCGTGAAGGTGCTGCCATAGGCTTGCGTCTACCAGCAGGGGCTTTAGGCATCGGCCTAGCCGCTCTGGGAGCTTGCTTCGCTGCGGGAGCAGCGGCGGGTCGCCCAGCAGGACGGGCAGCGGGAGCAGCGGGAGCAGCTTGCCCCCGTGCGGGAACCTGTACTCTACGACCTTGTGCCATTATTTTGCTCCAACTCGTAAGGGTCCACGATGAAGTGGACGGGTTCTATAGGGTAATACCTCTACTGACGATCCCACATTCAAGTATTCAGAAAGATCCATCAAATCTTTTTCCATAAACCGAATACAGCCATGAGAGACAAAGCCTTGGTTCTCAAATCCAGTACCTGTGGCCTTGATATCGGCGGCTGCATGGGGTCCATGTAGTCCATAGCTTTTCCAATCAAGGCCCATCCAGATGGGGCCATAGCTGCCTTCCACTTGCTCGTAGGGAACCTTGTTAATCACTTCGGCAGTGCCAGTAGGAGTAAAATATTTTTTGCCATACCGCGTTCCTGTCGTATCACCTGTGCCTACCGCAAATTGCCTTACTTCCATTCCCTGTGAATCCAATACCGTAGCTATGTTAACATTAGGATCTATCGTCAGTCGGTATGGAGGCTCTGGCTCCGTTGATGCCTCTTCTTCTAGTGCCGCACTGGTAATAACGATCTGTCCCGTAGGAGACTTCCAATCTGTCCCAAGTGCCTCTTGTGTTTTTATCACCATATCAGAAGCAACGGGACTATCTTTTACCTTTTTCGTATCCGATCTTTCGTCTGTCTTTGTCTTGAACGGCAACTCTATCGGCTCTGGATTGTCTACTGGCGCAGGAGTTAGAGGATTTGTCAGTCGATCTATAATCGCTGGGTCTTCAAGATCAACCTCTAATTGCTCCTTTTCAGTTTCCAGTTCCTCCGGTGGAGTGCCTTCAAATCTTTCGGATTCTATCTTTACCTTAGAATCGGTCTTTTTTTTTTCAGTGTCTGGAGTTGCTAGAAGTACATAGGTTTCATTTGTTTCGGGATCTATCCACATGCTTCTACGGCTAGTTCCACGTAATGTCGCTGTAGTGGATGTCCCTTCTGTAGTTTCTTTTGTTTCTCCAATGACTTCAGCATACTGCGCTCTAGCGTTTAACATAGCCTTATCAATACCAGATTGAAGATCCCTACTCTTGCCCTTTCCTACATACATACCAGAAGGAGGACTATCAACCCAATCTGGCTTTGGCCCAGATGGGTCTACCCACTCGGTTTCACCTTCGTAATCTTCTAGGCTTCGTGCTGGAGGAGCATCTGTCATATCTACTTCTGCTGGAAGATCTGCTTCCTCTGTCTTTCGTCTGAAGTAAGTAGTCCCATCTTTGGGATTGGTCCAAAACTGCCCTCCCCCCATTCCTCCCTCTCCTTTTGCATTTCTTACAGCCATACTTCTAGCAGTAGAGCGAAGAAGACCGGGGGAAGAAACTCCTACACCGGGATCATTGATCCATGCGGGTGGAGCATCCTCATCTTCCCCATCAAACATTCCAGCAACGCCTTTTGCTGCTCCTGCCACTGCCCCTCCCACTTTCCCAAAAAAACTTTTGCCTTCTTTTTTCGGCTTTTCGACTGCCGCTGTTTTCGGTGTTGCTTCTTCTTCTACTGGCACGGGAGCAGGAGCAGTACGGCTTTTCTTACGCTTTTCTGCGGGATCTATGACAGGCGGCAAGTCTTCTTCTACAGGTCGAGCTTTCGGCTCTGGAGGAGTATAGCTTGGTCCCTCCCTACGAACTCTTGGCTCTGGGGGAGTGTAACTTGGTCCTTCCCTGCGAGCCGTTGGCTTTGGTGGAGTGTAGCGTGGTCCAGCAGTAGGTTTGGCACGAGGCTCAAACCGCGCAGATGAAATAGGGGCAGATTGCGTAGACTGTCTTGAGGCGGGTCTACGAAAGTCCCTTCTGCCTTTTACAGGGGCAGCGGGTTTCACTACCTCCTCTGCCTCCTCTACTGGCGCTGCGGCGGGAGCTTCTTCTTGCTTTGCCCAAGGATCTTTGAACTTCTCTGGCTCTTTGGGTGCTACAGTAGAGGGGATGGTCTTGCGTGAACGAGCCGTGCCGTCTTTGCCAATGAGCATGGCTTGAACAGAGCCATCTTTCTGTCGCTCTATAGTCCACTCAGATCCTTCCCCGGCTTTGCCCAAATTCTTCTTAAGCCAAGGGTCCAGATCTTCTAGCTCTTCGTCGGATAGGGACCACGATGTAAATGCCATGACTACTGACCTTCCGCTGTATTACGTGCTATAGCACTGTTGGGGCCAGCACCGCCACGATCTACCCTCATGGCATCACCTTGTATTGCGGATTCCGTAGGAGGAGAAGGTTCGGGTGAAGGGCTGGGTCTTCCTCCCCCTCCTGCGGCGAGAGCAGCGAGAGCATCCTGTGGTAGCCCTCCTCCTTGTGGACCAGCACCGGGGTCGATGACATCGGGCTGAACATCTTTAAGGAAGGGCAAGACGCGCTCTGGATCTTGTATGCGGTATCCTCGTATCAATAAATCTTTGACGAGTTCACCTACGTCGATGCCAACGCCATTATTGGCTTGCATGATCAACTGATTGACAGGACCAGAGGCGAGGTTGATCAAGTCCATCCACTGCTTGCGCTCTACAGCCGTTGCCGTAGCAGCAGAAGAGACATTGATCTCAAACTGATACTCACCCTGCGCCAGTTCCTCTGTGATGTTGACGAACTCAGCAGCGCGAGGGTCTATAAGAAACAGACGCTCTGGTCTGAACTCTGTCGTTAGCTGCCAGAACTTACGGGCCTTACGCACTTGATAAGAGGCGAACTTCTCTGCTCTCTCATCTTCTCTGGCGGTATTGCGCCTGTCTTGGATGTTGGCTTCGGTGGCAGAGTCTGACTTGGGCATGGAGATAGGTTGCGGAGTGCCATTGGCTCTGTCGAACATAGACTGCACGATGCGCAGTATCTCGCCCTTCTCTGGCGGCACATCGCCAAACTGTATTGCTTGAATGGCCCTGCCCTGTGCCTCTACCAACCCTTCTACCTCAAAAGACTCCATATCCTCTGCTTCAAGGATGGCATCTATCTCCTCTTCCCGTATGTAGCGAGGATCATAGAGGAAGAGGTTTTTCTGCTTGCGAATGACAGAGAGGTAGGAGTCGAGGATCTCATTGACAAGGCTCTGCATGGAGTCGGCACCGCCCATGATAAGCGGTCCCTTGGTATGCCAATCGACTACGCCATCTGCCAGCGAGAGGATCTCACAGGGAAAATCCTCCAGAGAAGTCATCGGCCACTCATCCTCGTAGCGCAAAAACTTGTCGTGGTCTTTGCAGATATCTATCCACAAATTTTCTTTTTGATTTTGACCTACGATATGACCCTTGGCGAAGATCTCATAACCTTCTATGAGTCCAAAGTCATCTACCTCCATACCATCGGGCATGTCGGGCGCATCTTCCATGCGGAAGTTAGGCTCCAGCCCATTGGTATTTAGATCGCCTTGGTATACTATCTCATCTATGTGCTTGACATAGCGGAAGGCAATCCACTTAGCATCGCGCAGTCCATCAGAAGCCATAGGATCGATGATGATATCCCCGGCTTTCCAGTGAACCGCATAAGGAGACTCCCATTTTATCGTGGTATTTTTGTCGGGGCTGTCTAATTCAAGGTAATGACGATGGTCGTTGATGTGAGACTCAAGGATGGCAGCGCGTTCTGGGGAGGTATTAGGCTGTTGCAGGAACTGTGTATGCGCCTCTATGTGGGCAACGTGGTTCTGGTCCTGCAAAACCGTTGTTATCTCGCCAGAGATGAGGAATAACGACTCATCTACGGGGTCATCGATGACTCTGCCGGGATTTATAGCAGGATCAGAGA